ATTCATGGACCGGTCCAGTCGTTTCAGGAGTGGTGCCAGGGTGTGATATTCCTGTTTCATTTTCCGCAGCCGGTCCCAATCTGCTTCCCGGCGTTCCACCGCTGCTTCCTGGGGCCCGCCGCTATCAAAGCCACTTGGTGGCGGCGTGTCCCGGAACTGGCTGGTCTTTGGTGCCGGTTCCAGAGCCAGATTGCTTTCCAGGTCAGAGATTTTCTCCTGCAAATTCTCCAAATATCCCTTCCAGTCCGTATATTTCCGCAGATAGGTCATTACCGTCTGCTCGTAATCGTTATAGTAGATGCTCATGGGCATCACCTCCCTCCTATTTTGAACTATACAAAGAGTCGCAGCACTAGCATCATAGTTACCAATAGCAGGTAAGTCATGATGAACGCCATACCCACCAGCATCACCGGCCAGAAAATCAGCTTGAAATGCTTCATTTCTTCCTCCCAATTTTTAGTTCATGTTCATAAATCATCATGCACTCTTTACTGCAAAAATGCTTTTCTCCATCGGCTGTGTGGACCCGATACTTTGCCCGTTTCCAATAGGATGGAATCCGAAAGTTCTTCTGGCAGGTAGCACAGATATCAATGACTCCATCAAATTTGCGAGTAATCATACCATCACCAGCCCAGAACAAACTTCCAAAGTGCTGCCGCAATGCCACCCAAAAGTGCTAACCCCATAACGATGCCAACTAGGACAAGTGCCTGAATGGCAAGTTCGAATTGATCATTATTCATTCTTCCTACCTCTCATCGCCAGGGCAATCAAGCAATAGGTGATGATATCCCGCAGGCTCTCGTCCACCTTGTCAGAGAACAGCCCATGGCTGTGAATGAATGCCTCGTGCTTGGCCATATAAGACAGCAGAGCCTGGAACTTCCCGTTCAGGAGTTCACCGTCCCAGCCCAACAGGAACGCCCCTCTGGTAAAGTTTTCCAGGGCGTCAGCCTTGGTCGCATATTGGCCCTGCTTAGTGGTGAAGAGCTGCTTAATACCTTCCAGCTCTGCTAGGACGTTGGCGTTTAATTCGTCTTGATTCATAATTTCTGACCTCCTAACCATTTCAGTTCCTCTGTTAACTGCTCTCGATACTTACTCAGGATTTTCCGGTCTTTGGCAAATTGTTCCTTGTTCTGCCCAGGCTCGATACGCATGCCCCACTTTGGATCCTTCACCAGCCGACCACAGTACATGCGGATGCTGCTTAAAGCATCGAACAGCTCCCGGCAGTCAGAAGACCAGCAGAGCAGGCTGATCCAATAGGCAGAGTCGCCTGGCATATCCTCTGCATGAGCATCAATGATGACACGCTGGCTGAGCTTGTCCCACATAGCGTCCTTCAGAATGTTCAGGGCGTCTTCCACGGAGTAAGCCACTCCGGCTAGGGCGCCACGGTTGTTGGCCATCCGTATGAAATTCAACTGCTCCACCGTAGGTTTGTTCGGGGCGACCTTGCACTCGATGTAGAAGGCCTTGCCCGTCGGCGTCAGGAAGCCTGCCAGGTCCGGATGCCCTACGGGAGGCCCGGCCTCAAACCAGCCGCCTGTCCTGGTCTGTACCCGGCCTACGTTATAGCGGAACACCGTATGGCCCTGTTTAGAGATTGCATCTTCGATGCTATGCATTAAATCTGTTTCGTTCATACTCTCACTCCCATTTTCCTAGCCGCCCACTGATATTTTGGCGGCAATGTGATACCTAGCTCTACAGCCTTGTGCAGGCTCCAGCCAAATTTGTAGCCCTTGGCCTTGCGGAAGATCTCCAGTTGGGTGAAGTTCCTGGCCTTGTGATAATCTCCGTAGGGCAGGCGCTTCACTTCTTCCAGATCTACACCCTCCACGGTCTCCCGTTCTGGCCGCTCTTCATGCTGAAATTCGTACCCACAGTACGGGCAGACAGAAGCTGTCCGAAAGACCCTGTAGCAGTTCGGACACTGCCGGACCGCAATCTGGGATTTTTCCTTCTTCTTTTTAGCTTTCAGCGACCACTCCCGGTCATCGTCCGGCAGACCGTGTCGGGTGTAGTTTCCTACATGATCCAAGATGATGGCAACTTTGTTGGGATTTTTTGGATCTATCCGCATCGGCCTCATGCTCTGCTGGATGAACAGTGTCAGAGATTTAGTAGGCCGGAGCAGTACCACAGTTTCGCAATCCGGTACATCGAAGCCTTCCCCGAACAGGTCTACGTTGCAGAGCACCTGGATCTTGCCGGAGCGGAAGTCGGCCACTGCCTTCTCCCGGACAGCTTTCGGCGTCTCCCCGTCCAGGTGGCAGGCCTTGATGCCCGCTTCCTGGAAGCTTTCTGCCGTAGCCTCGCTGGCCTTGATGCTGGCACAATACACGATGGTTTTGAGTCCGGCAGCATGTTTCTGCCACTGCTCCACCGTTCCGCCGAAGATACTGCCCTGCTCCATGAGCTGGGCCACTTCGTGCTGGTCATAGTCCCCGTGCCTGGTGTGGAGGCCCTTCGTATCAGCCAGTTTGACGGACAAATATTTGTACGGTGCCAGGTAGTGATGCTCAATCAGCCACTTGGTGCTGACAGACGTAATCAGTTCCTGGAAGACCTTGCCCAGACCGCCTTCGCCCATGCGTTGAGGCGTTGCGGTGAAGCCGACTACCACGGCCCTAGGAAACACATCCATAATGTGGATGTAGCTGTTGGACAGACTGTGATGGGCTTCATCTACGATGATCAGCGCCGGAGGTGGAATCTTCTGCACCCGGCGGGTGGCCGTCTGTACCATCATGGCCAAGCACAACTCCGGATCCACGCCGAAGGCTGCCATGGTGCCCTTGATTTGCGCCACCAGCTCTTTGCGATGCACCAGGAACAGAACCCGGTTGTGGTTGTCCGTAGTCATGCGGGCGATGCTGGCAATGATGACAGATTTCCCGCCGCCACACCCCAGCACGGCACAGACCCGGTGATGACCATGGTTGATGGCATAGCGGATTTTCTGAAGAAGCTCCGTTTGATACGGGCGGAGAGTAATCATGGCTCCTCTGCCCCGTAATTAAGAACTTCCTTAATTGCCGCTAATACGAATTTACAGGCTGGCTCCGAAATATGAGGGTCATAATTCCATTCGCTCCACGGTTTTTTGAGTCTAAAGATTGCGTTTTTAACTACATCTTCTAAAATATCAGGACTGCCAAATTGATTTAATGTGATTTCCGATTCTTCTTCTAAAGTATTGCGGATATATTCATTTACGTATTGGACTTCATCAACAGGAAAATTCTTCCATCTGATAAGATCGATATAACGCAGCTTGTCTAGGAATTGGTATTCACCTCTGGTACCTTCCGTGAATTCTTTAAAAGATTCCCGAATCTGTTCACGAAACTTATCTGTCACAACGCTCTTAGGTCCAATGTCTACAATCACACGATTTGGAAATATAAGTTGGGCCATTTTGTGTTACTCCTTTCCCACCTTCCCACCTTGTTCCCACCTATAGGTGGGAAGGCAAACCCGCATGAATACTAGCTTCTAATCAAAATTCCCACCTTCCCACCTTTTTTGAAGAGTATGCTATATAGCATTTAATAAAATTGAGAATCTCAAATTAATGGCTTCCATACGTAGGTACTATATAAGGTGGGAATTAGGGAAAGGTGGGAATATAAGTAATAAAGCTAGGCTTGATGCGGGTTTTCAGCTTTCGCTTTGTTCCCACCTTTTCCCACCTTTCCCACCTTTTTCATTTTTCATCTGCTGACTTTATTAAGAGATTAACGTATCTCGTCTTGATTCCACATATTGACCTGCTTAC